TACAGGTAGTTGAGCATCTTCATCCCATGCGTTTTCATCAGTTATGTCGTAATTAGACCTAAGTAGTCCGTCATCGTCGATCATCCATAATTGATTGCGCCAGATTACTCCGTAGATCCCGTTAGTTGTCCTGTCTGTAAAAGATGCACCGTCTGTTGTGTACGTATACCCTCCTGTGTGGAAGATAATCATGTAAACCGTACCGTTAACCCGGTCTGTTATCGCACTAACAGCATCACCAGGGAGTGTGTCTAAAGCTGACCCCCAAGAATCAGTAGAGTTGTTGTACTTAAAAACCTTGTCTTTTTTTACACAGTAAACCTCGTTATTTAAGTCTGTAATTATGTTTACAAGGCCTGCTGTGTTATCAACATTTGCTGTCTTTACAGCTTTACGTGGCAAGACAAGGTGTTCTTTATGGCGAGTCTGCATAGTAGACCACCAGCTACGGTCAGCCGTGGTTGAGTCTGTGCCACGGTGCACTCCGATACCGCCACGCCAGTCGTTCCATGTCAGGATAGACGACCGTTGATCTGCGCCACGCTGTGTATCTCCAATAGTAAAACGTGGGGCTTGTATAGACGTAAGTATTCTCTTTGGCGCACTAGCAACCTTAAATCTAAAACCCCCAAGAGCTATCTCGTCTTCGTCTACAACCGAGGCGTCAGCTAAAACAGATGTTGATGGAAGAGCCATTATTCAATTACCGCCAGCCACATTAAATCGTCACCATTTGTTGCGGCATCAACCCATAATTCTTTAAATTGGATGCCGCCTTTACCGTCCTTGCTAAAGTTAATCTCGGTAGGCGCTGTCCCTTTGACAACAATTAACCCGCTTACACCACTAGACCCTTCAACTGTAGAGTCCCCAAAGTAAACAACAGAACTGTTGCCCGCAGGTGTTGATAAATAGATGCGAGTAACTATCTCGTTTGTATTACTTAGGCGTACAGCAGTACCGGACGAGCTTACGTTAGTAGCGCCTGACTTTAGCCTCATGCAAATTTTGTCCCTGCTTTTATTAATGGAAGACCTGCTTCCGCCATAGATGCTTGCCGCTCCCAGTATTCAGCATCTTGGCGTAAGTTGTCACGGTCCGTCCTGGATCCCTGGGTTAGAGACATTTTGCCGTGAGATATAACACGAGCCTTAATAAGATCTGGAGACAACTCTATTGAGCTAGAATCAGAAGAGGGAAGGGCTGGCAATCGGTAGCCGATAACATTCATTAAGGAGCTACCCATAGTGTCACGCCCATCCTTTAGGATACGAAATTCATTTGCCTCGGGATCAACATCCCATTGGCTTCTTTGAAGTGTTTCCCAGTTTCCCATGTTATCTGTAGTTGCTTTTACACGGTTAAGCCAGATGGTATTAGCTTTTGCATTAGCGTTATATTCAAGCCCGATGCTAATAATCGCTGTATTGTTCTCGGGGTTATTGAGAGCAACCCTGACGTATTGCCAGGAACGAGCAGTAAGGGCAGGGACATCCACGTAATCTGTTTCCGCTCCCGCATTAGCGGATGCGCTAAGCCTTAAGCGTAGATCTGCTGCAGCCGTAGCGGTATCAGCTTTTATCCAGAACTCTACATAGTCCCGAGCTGAAAGATTTGCGCTGGTGATACTTTGAGATGTAAGGATTATTCCATCAGTAGAGCCTGTGTAGTCGATACGCATACTAGCGTTACCGTATCGAAAGTCTTCTGTATCAGTAGAGGTGCTTGCATTTGTCCCAGTTGACTCGGTCCAGGCCTTCATAGCGTCATCTAGTACATCACCTACAAATTTGTTCCTGTACCTGATCTCTGTAATACCAATTAAGCTGCCGGGGATAGCGTAGTTAGTTGTGCGCTCGTGAGAGTGCAGAGACATGTCTTCATCTACAACCAGCCCCCTAGAAGTTCGCTGTGTGATAGCTCTGTTAATCATACGGTCAACAGCACGGGGGTCAGCCTGAGCTTCCCACAGTTCAAACGTGACACCAGAAGCAATGTTTGTACTAAATGCAGTTGTCGTAAGATCTCCAGATCCATTGAAAGCTGTTACTCGCCGTGTCTCACCTGAAGCACCCCCAGAAGTAACTCTAACCCACTTTCCAACGTGGTCATTAGTGCCTCCTAATAGGTTGGTGTCGATAACTGAAGAAGTATCTGCTGCTGACGTAGTTGCACCTATATATACGACACCCAGTTCTTCTCCGACTGCTTGTCGTGTGTCTACGCGTGTGATTGCTTGCATTACTGCCATTAGAGAATGTCTCCCTGGTCTGCCGGTAGCTCTCCCCTGGCTCTCTTACGGTCGTCTTCCCATTTTACCCTGGCCTGCAAGGCTTCTCGCATCTCTCTTACTTGATCTGCGGTTACATTAGCTCTTTCAGCAATTTTTTCTTGTTCTTTTTTGTACGCTTCTTCTTCACGTTCCGTCTGCCATGCAAGGATTTCATCAAGTTGTGCTTGTGAGTAGAGGGAAGAAGCGCCAGGAATGTATACCGGCGTTGCTTGGGGTCCGACGAAAAAAGTGTCTTCTTCGACATGTTTGAATCCGTACCTTTCAGTAGTTGAGGGAGGGACTATGATTCGCTTCTTGCCTGAGAGTTCCATGATTCCTTTCAGCGGTTCACCAAGCAGCCTGGGGAGCTAAAAACTAAGCTCACCGCCACCCCGAAGGGAAGATAAAGAAAGGGGCTAGCCTACTCCGACCATCGAGTAAGCCAACCCCTTTAAATTTAGTACCTAACCTGAAGGTCTATAAGTGAATAGTCCGTGTTGCCTTCAACAGCAAGCACTACACCAAGCCTTACTTCTACTGAGTTATCAGAAGCGGATGGGCCTGCTGCTCCATCAGTACCACAGGTATACGCTTCATTGCCAAGCACAAGACTTGCTACAGATAAAACTGCTGCTGGTCCTGCTGTTTGGTTCCAGAAGTATTCCCCTGAAGCAATGTCATGGGTTGGAATCCCCATAACTGAGCCATCAATGTCACTGATGTCAAAGATTTCTACTGAATGACCGAGAGGCTTATGAAGACCAGCCTTAGATGAAGTGGTTAGTGCAGTCTGAACTGACTCGTTGTCAGCAAGATCAATCGTCAAAGTTGCGCTAGTAGCTGCTGTACTGTGGTCTGCGATTGAGAAAATCTGCCCTTGCCCAGCATCGTCGTTAATGAAAATGTAGCCATCTACATAATCACCACGAGTAGCAAAGTCGCCTGTGAACTTACCACTACCTGTAATAGCAGTAGAACCACCGTTAGTTAGTTTTATTCGGGTTGCTCCAACAGCGGCGGCTTCAGCAACAGCTAGGTCAGCATCGTGATCGGTAGCAGATTGCGAACCCATCGTAACTAAACCAGCGGTAATAGCTTCAGCAGCTTTGCAGTAGTAAAAGACTCGCCCGTCTGGGTACACCATCTTGGTTCCAAGGCGGTGCTTCTGGGTCGTGCTAGTGGTTTTATCATATCCGGGTGAACCAGATACTACGGGTGGAAATGCCATTTTAATATCCCTCCTTGGGATAAGTTTTACAGGTTCTAAGACCTGCGATAGTCCGATATTAAAGGCTCGGTCTATCGTTACACCTTTTAAAGGACTTTAGGCGCAGCCTTCAAAGCGCTTTTATGGACTTTACTCTTTCGCCTGTGTGTCTTCAAGCCAAGCATTGATGTAAACACCTTGCCATCATCACAAACATTGCAAAAGAACTCGCCCTGTTCTTCAGCATCCACGGGAGGCTTCTTCGGCTTTACCGTGTCGGCCTCCCGTGTTGCTTCAGGATTACTAACAACGTAGTCAGGGTGTTCAGTAGTATTCGATCCAGGTGGTGCCAGAAGGAAACCTCTAGAAAGGTACCTCTGGAGACTGTGAGGATCTCCCGGCATGTTAGGCATAGGGAACCATTGGCCATCAGACTCTTTGTAGAGTGTGACTTTCTTGACTCCTGCAACCTGCATAGTTACAGGCGAATAGCCAGAGCGCCTAAGCGTCTCTCGCAGCTCGTCCGAAATCTTTATTTTTTTACCGGGCATTACTTACCTACTTACTTATGACGTTGCGTGGTCACCAATTTCGTATTCCAAAGCGGCACCAAGAGTGTCATCTACCTCGAACATGCTGTAGTCCTCAGTAACGACGACTTCCCATGCACGAAGCGAGATGTCTCGGTCTCGCTCTTCAGTCTTGCCCTTAGCAACAAGGTAGCCCATGGCGTTCTTGTTTGCGATGACCCCGAATCCGGAGTCAACACCCGATGTCTTTTGAATGTTTCCATCCTCAAAGAACGGTACGCCGCTGACCTTAATGCCAGTCCAGAAATCCGCTAGAGCGTCTGCCGCAAACGGCTTGGGCAAGTTACCGCCAGAAGCGATAGGCCCAGAGAAGCCACTAATGAACTTAAAGATCGCATTAGGGTGGTGGACAATAAACAAAGGCGACCCCATTTTGTTTGCCTTAGCTTTCGCAATACATGCCGAAGCGTTAGCCAACGTAAAGTCAGCACCGTCAGCACCAAATTCAGTTCCGCCGTTAAGTCCGACGAAGAGCGCTATTGCGTCAGTGTCCTTCTTGCGAGCCATAGCAGTACCCATCTGGCGACCGATAATGCTAAAGACTGACTCGTTATTCTGACGAAGCAGAATGTCAGTTACGATGACCTTAAGGCCGACCTCAGCCGTCGTTGCCGAAACAATGGACGGGTTGATGTCTTCCGTATCGGTCATGTCGATGCCTTCATCCAGGTCGGATGCAGTCATCTGTCCTACCTTAGGAATATCAAGTTGATAGTGACCCTTAGGTAGATTGAATCTCTCAATCAAGTTTACAACCGGCATGTTGTGCTCTTCAGTCTCACGTGCTTTTACAAGCATGATTCGAGACATCTGTTGCAACACGCTAGTTGTTGAAAGTTGTGTAGCCATTTTTGATTTTCCTGCTACCGGCTAAAAGATAGACATCCCTAACTGCTTTGAAGCAGCGGCTGCCATATCTCTAGTGACCCTAGAGTCACCAGCAGCATAAGCATCTAGTATACGCTCCGCATCTGATGGAGCGACATCAGTGGCGGGTTGGCTTGTATCAAAGACCTGTCCAGAGGTTTGACCAGAAAGTTGACCTTCTAACTTTGCCATCCTAGCTAAATTCTTAGCGTGGGTTTCCATATAGTTAGGGTCATTGATTCCTGCTAACTCATTGAACGGTACTTGATACTGTGCAGAAAGCTCATAAGCGCGTGCTTTTTTAACTTGTTCAGCTACCTGTCCTTGTGCAGTTGATGTTTGCGCTTCAGCAGAGGTAGCTCCCTTATTGGCGAGATAGCTCTGCTTGGCAAGGTCGCCGTACGCGTTTGCAATTTCTTGCGCCGTTGCGTCCTCAACCCCACGGTCGATCAAAGCCTGATACTGCTGGTGTTTCCACGCTTGGACAGTGTTTTCCAGTTGCTCGACTTCGGCTTGTCGTCGTTGCATCTGTTGCGCTTGATTTGCTTGCTCTACCTGACCTTGCAACTGTGCAATACGCTGGTCTGTTTTAGATTGATATTCTTTAAATCCCGGCGTTTCGTACAGAGCTTGTTCAGGCCCAGCCTGCGCGGTGTCTTCATTGGGGTTCCGGTTGGGGGC